ACACAGTTGTTAATGTCTACATGAATGCAATTAGACATGAAGATGATTCTAAGGACAACATCGACTTTACTAACGCTCTGATTGAATCTGGATTTGCTACCTATGAAGGAACTGAAAGAGATATTAAGAGAGCATTTGAATTAAAGCATGAGACTGATCAAATCTTCGATAGATCTTTTGAGGGTAACAATTCTGATATTGTTAATACTACCACCAATACAATCACATTACCAAATCACTTCTTTGTAACAGGCGAGAAGATTGAATACAATCATGCCGGTGCAGGCACATCGCAAGCAATCGGTATTGCATCAACTTCATTTGTTGGTGTTGGTACTACATCTTCACTTCCCGGTGATTTATTTGTTGTTAAAATAAGTGAAAATGAAATTAAACTCGCCTCTAGCGCACAGAATGCTCTTAAGGCAATTCCTGAGGTTGTAGATCTTACAAGTGTTGGTATTGGCACGTCTCATAGATTTACAGCGATCAATCAAAATGCAAAGGGAGTTATCGCTCTTGACAACATGATTCAATCTCCGATTGTTTCAACTGCTGTGACAACCACCCTTGCAGATCAAATGTTCTCGACCGATGACACTCTGAAACTTGCAGGTATTACATCAATCAAGGGAAGTGATCTTCTTAGGATTGGAAATGAAATAATCAGAGTTGATGGAGTCGGTATTGGCAGTACAAATGCTTTAACTCTTAGAAGAGGGTGGATGGGAACTGGCGTTGCATACGCTGCAACTGGTGCTCTGGTTACTAAAGTTGTTGGTAACTACAATATCGTTGACAACGTTCTTCATTTTGTTGATGCTCCATTTGGCAATACACCAATCGGCACGGACACTAATCCACCTGATTCAAGAGACTTCCAGGGAATTTCCACTAGTTCTAGTTTCCAAGGAAGAATATTCCTTAGGAGTGGTGTAGAGGATTCCTCTGATGAGACTTATCATAAAAATTATATCTTTGATGATATTTCTAATCAATTTAATGGAACTCAGAAAGAATTCACTCTTAAGCAAAATGGTTCAAATGTAACTGGTATTGCAACTGAGACTGGTGTTATTCTTATTAGCGATATATTCCAAACTCCCGGAAGCACCAACCAATATACAATGTCTGAGAATGCAGGGATCACTTCAATATCATTTGTTGGATCCGCTGTATCAAATACTTCGGATATCAGAACCTCTACGGTTCCTGTCGGCGGAGTAATTGTCTCTGTTGGATCAACTGAGGGATTTGGTTATCAACCTTTGGTCGCTGCTGGCGGAACTGCTGCAGTTTCTATCGCTGGAACAATTCAATCCATCAGTATTGGTAATAGTGGTTCTGGTTATAGACCTGGTGCTCAAACTGTAAATGTTGGAGTTGCAACTACTTCTCTCACAGGTTCAAATAGATTGAATATTGGAACTGCCTCGATTAGTGGTGGACATATCGTTAGTGTTGCAATCACTAATCCCGGAACTGGTTACACATCTACTGAACCTCCTGTTGTTATCTTTGATGATCCTCTTAGCTACAGTAACATTCCTTTAGTCTATAGTTCATCGTCTTCAGGTAGTGGATCTGGAGCGAAGATTGATATTGTTGTTGGTCAAGGATCTAGTGTTATTGATTTTGAAATAAGAAATACTGGATTTGGATTTGGTAATAATGAAATTCTGACCGTCTCAATTGGCGGAACAGTTGGTATTCCCACGGATCTTACCAAGACCTTCCAAGAGTTCCAAGTTAATATCGAAGATATCGCTACTGATGAATTTACTGGATGGGCAGTTGGTGAACTCCAGGTCATGGATAATATTGAACAGTTCATCAACGGATCAAGAACAAACTTCCCAATTGAATTGAATGGAGTTGTTACTTCTATTGTCGCAGGTAAGGGATCTAAAGTTAATGTTCAGGATGTTCTTCTGGTATTTGTAAATAATATTCTGCAAGTTCCTGGAAAAGGATACATCTTTAACGGTGGTAGTCAGATTGAATTTACTGAGGCACCTAAGATCGGTGACAGCGTAGAAATCATCTTCTACAAAGGAACTGGTGCTCAGGACGTTGTTCTCAGAGAAGTTCTTGAAACTGTGAAACAAGGTGATACTTTACAACTTCAGTCTGATGATCAATTCCTTGATGAAGATGTAAGATCTGTTGATCTTGTGACTGGAACTGACGTTGCACAAACAAACACTTATTCTGGTCCAGGAAACATTCAGAATACTGCATTACTAAGACCTGTAATTTGGTGCAGACAAACTGAGGATAAGTTTATAAATGAGCAGGAAGTTGGTAAAGATAGAGAAATCTATGAACCACTCATTAATCCTACTGCACATATTATTAAGAGTGTTGGAGTTGGATCAACAGCGATCTACGTTGACACTCTGAGACCTTTATTTAACTTGTTTAATGAAAATGAAGATAAAACTAACTTACTCTTCCAAGATAAAGTCAAGTTTATTACTCAAGATGATAAGGTATCCGCTGCTGGAACAGCATTAGTCTCTGCTGCAGGAACAATTACATCAGTCGTTATCTCTACAGGTGGCGTTGGATATTCCACTGCACAAGTCAGTTTTGCAAGCACCGCTGCTGGTATTGGTATTGGAACTACTACAACAGCACTTGGAACTGTCACCATCGGAGCAGCAGGAACAATTACAGGTGTAGCGATTACTAATCCAGGTCTTGGTTACACACAAACTAATCCTCCTCTTGTTTTGTTCTCTCCTCCTACAAGAGGTGTTGAAGAAAATAAAGTTGCTTCTTATAGCGGAGACTCTGGAGTTATCGTTGGATTTGGAACAACGTCTGTCGGAATCGGAACCACACAATTTATTTTTGATCTTCACATTCCTAATGATTCGTTCCTGAGAAATGCAGGTCTCACAACTGGTGTTGTTTCTACTGCAATCACCGCAAGTTCTCTAAGTGCTGGAGATTACTTTGTGGTCTTTGGATCAAATGTTGGATCAGCAACAACATCTATTACTGCGCTAGACTCCTCTGGTGCAACAGTTGGTATTGGAACTTCTAATATAGATAATGTATACCAAGTGGCAAGTTCCGAAACTGTCTTTAGACCCACAGGAGTAAACTCTGAAGGTGTTGGTATCGGAAACTCACACATAACAAGGGTGTTTGTGAATGTTGATAACAACTTCCCATATGGAGTTGGTATTCAAACATCAAACTCTTTTGGTGAATTTAGTTGGGGCAAGATTCAACTTACTTCTAGATCAAAAGTAACTTCATATTCTGCATTTACACTTGGCGGTGTTGGCGGAATCACAACTTCCACATTCGTTCAAAGATCGAAAGCGTTGAAGTTCAAAAATTATGACATCTAATCATAATAAATAAAGAAAAATGTATGTCCAATGGCTGCAATAATTACTGATCAGATTAGGATATTAAATGCAAAGAATTTTGTTAGTGGTGTAACTACATCTACAAATGCATATTATTCCTTCATCGGACTGACCAACGCCACTGACTTTCTTTCATCCTGGGATGTAGATCCTCCTTCACCAAAAGACAATTTTGATGAGGAGAATCAATACTGGGATTCTATGGTTGCTCTGAAGAAGATCAACTCTCAAGATGTTAGGCAGGTAATTACCAAGAGGAATTGGTCCTCTGGAACAACTTATGATATGTATCGCCACGATTATAGCAGAACAAATACTGCTAAAGTAAGTGGTGCTACAAACTTATATTCAGCATCTTATTTTGTAATTAACAGTGATTTCAGAATATATGCTTGTTTACAGAATGGAACTTCTCCTGATACTCCAAATGGAAAACCATCTTTAGATGAACCTACTTTTACAGATCTTGAACCAAGATCTGCAGGCACAAGCGGTGATGGTTACATCTGGAAGTATTTGTTTTCTATAAAACCAAGTGAGATTGTAAAATTTGAATCAACTGAATTCATGCCAGTTCCTCAGGATTGGGCAACTGGAACTGAAAATGCAGCAGTAAGAGATAACGCTGTAGATGGTTCAATTAAAATCGCAACTATCACAAATAGAGGTGCAGGTGTTGGTCCTGTAGGTGCAACGAGATATGCAAACGTACCAATCAAAGGTGATGGAACTGGGGCAGAATGCACAATTATTACTACTAACGATCAAAGAATTGACTCTATTACGATCACTAATCAAGGATCTGGATACACCTTTGGTAATGTTGATTTAGTTGCTGGAAATGTCCCAACTGGCACAACTAGACCAACTTTTGACGTAATTATATCTCCAACAGGTGGTCATGGTGCAGACATTTACAAAGAACTGGGTGCTACAAACGTTCTTCTGTATTCTAGAATTGAAAACGATATTGAAAATCCTGACTTCATCACAGGAAATCAAATCGCTAGAGTCGGTATTGTAGAGAATCCAAAAACCACCGATAATGCAATTTTATCTGCAGATAAGGCAAGTGCTGTTGGTGCTTTAAGATTAGCAGGTGCAGGATATAGTTCTGCAACATTCACAGCGGATTCTTATTTTACACAAACTGTTTCTACGGGAACAACTGCTCAAGGGAGAGTAATTAATTACAATCCAACGACAGGTGTTTTAAAATATTGGCAAGATAGAACTTTGGCAGGTTTCAATACCGTAGGAACTGCACAAACATCACCAACATACGGATATGATTTGACTGAATTTACTTCTGCTCCAGGAACAGGCGGTAGTTTGACAATCTCCCCTACTTCAGGAGTTGATTTACAGATTGATTCAAACTTTAGCGGTATTCAAACCACAATAAATAGTAGGACATATAATCTTGGTCTTACTTTTACGGATGGTATCGCTCCTGCAGAAGTGAAAAAATATGCAGGAAACATCATATACGTTGACAATAGACCTTCTATTACAAGGTCATCTAACCAAAAAGAAGATATCAAAATTGTTTTGCAGTTCTAAAGAATTATGCCACAGCAGACTAACCTCAACGTAGCACCATATTTTGATGACTTTGACCCGGCAGGTGATTATCATAAGGTGCTGTTCAAACCTGGATATCCAGTTCAGGCTAGGGAATTAACATCTCTTCAATCAATTCTGCAAAACCAAGTCGAAAGATTTGGTCAGCATTTTTTCAAAGAAGGTGAAAAGGTAATTCCAGGTAATACCTCATATAATAGAGATTATTATTGCATTCAGTTAGTAAATACTTTTCA